GTAGCCGTCTTGGCTAAAAAAACGCCCTGTGACTTATTGCCTTTAGATACGTTACAACGCTTGCAACAGGCTACCGCGTTATCAAAGCTAAGTACTAGCTCTGGGGCTTTACTAACAGGTATAACGTGGTCTACTTGGTCTGCATCTGCCCCACAATAATAACAGGTGTAGCTATCTCTAGCTAAGACTTGGTTTCTAAACTTATACCTATAAGCCCTGTTTAATCTAGGGTCACCGCGTCTAGCCATTAGTACCAACCCCGTTTCTTATGATGAGCTAAGGCTTTACACGCACTACCTTTATAGCGCTTGTCTATGTATCTTAGGCCTAAGTCTATCTGTTTATAAGGGTTAGTTTCTTTCATTTTTAATAGCTGTGGTATGCCATAAGCTGTAGAGTTTGGATTTTTAGCTTTAGGCCGCCAATTACTTTCTTTAGTCCACAGCTTTTCAATACACTTAAACTGTTTATATGAGCCTATCTTGATATGAGCATATATTTTATAAGCATCTATAGCGTTTATATCAGCCTTTACGGGTAAGGTCTGTAAAGATAGCAAGCCTATACATAGGCATAACTGTAGCCCTAGCTGTCGCAGCGTTCGCAAGCTAGCGCCCTTCGGGGCTTGCGTTCCGCGCAGACAGCGTACCCGATTAGTCAAGTATTTACCTAAATTGTGGATAACTTGAGCAGGGCTTGGGCGTGTTGTCCACAGCTTTTTAGCCCTTGTGGATAACTTAATTGCGTACCTGCCGGGCGTTATCCACATCTACCAACGTTATATCTAGTAGCCCACAGCGTGTGCATTGTAGGCATTTAACGTTAGGTGGTAGGTGGTCAGATACTACGCGCTCTATCTGCAAGGTACTTGTCTTGCATTGTCTGCAGTTAGCCTCAATATAAAGCATAGTTTTTAACCCCATTATCTAATAACTATTGGTGTAAAGAATTGCATATAGTTAGCAAGCTCTAGGCGTACTACTAATTTTGTTACATCTTCACGCACAAAATGATTATGTACAATAGGCCTAAATGGCTGTAAGGCCTCTACAGGTACTATAAATAGGCCGTCTGTAAACCTAAAGACTAGCCGGTGATAAGCGCTTTCTAAGTCCTTAAATAGCGGTAAAATGCTCATTTGTTGCAGCTTTGTATAGGCTACAAAGGTAGGCTGTGTGTAAGAATAGTTACACCATAAAACCTCTAAATCACCTATGTAGCTTTCAAAGCCGTTACCCTGTTTTTCGTTTATGTGGAAATCAGTAAAATAGTACTTGGGCGTAGCCGTCAATACCCACGGGTAAACCGTCGTTAGATAATTAGCTACCTTTGCTTCACGCTCTAAACCTAACTCTGTCTGTCTAATTGGTTGCACGATTAGCCCTCTCTGTATCGCTCAATAGCTCATCTGGTACAGGCTCACGCTCTGCTATCGGGTCAAGGTTACGCCCGGCCTCTAATAAAACCTCTGCGTGGTCATCTGGCCTTAGCCATTTATCGCCATATTGCCTTAGCCATAGTGGCTCACATTGATTAGCTTTGACTTTATAAGGGCATAAATAGCCTTTATATGGTTTATTAGTTTTGTTTGACGTGCCTTCAATTAGCACTCTATGCCCGTGTTTACATATTGGCGGCTCTGGCATTACCTCAGCCCCCAGTTTGGCCTTTAAAGCGCTTATGGACTCAGCAGCGCTAGGTACTGCACCGCCTGCCCCGCGTGTCTGTAATGGGGCTTGGATAGCCTCTACCTTCTCCATATCTTGCCTTGTCGGCCTACCAACACCGCCCGGGCTTAGCAAGCCGATAACACGCCCATAGGCAGAGGTTACGCAATTCTCTACCCAGAAATTAGCATTTACGCCGCGGTCTGACCTAACCTCTAGCGCATAATCTACAGCGCTTGGTTTATCATCTTCATAGTTTTTATAGGCCTCAGCTCTAATTAAAATATAACCGTTTTTTAGGTCTATGTCCTCTATGTAAGCTATTAAGCGTAACCCGGGAAACTCAGCCCGGGCTCTTTTAATTCTTGCGTTTACATCTTCATAGCCGTCTAAAAAGCTCATTTAGTTACCTCTTTTAAGGCCTTCGCTATATTGCGCCCTCTTAGGTAACCGTCACCGTGGCCTTCTCTGTATCCAGTACGGTAAGCGCCAAGCATAAATAGCCCTACGATTAGTACAGTTAATGTAATTACTGCTATATCAGCTAACATATTTCACCCTTTGTTAAGGCTGATAAAACTACTCCACTAAGTAGCCCTCTCAGCGTGTAGTAAAAGTATGACCTATACCTAAGACATATTGCTAGCTTTCTAGCGGCGTGTCTTTCTTTGTGTCTTTATCAGCCTTAGATTTAAGCCCATTACCAGCAAGTACCCCGCCTAGAGCGCCTGTTAAAAATATAGCTAGGGTCTGTAACAGCTGTATAAAGTCCCTATCATTTGGCGCTTGCTGGCCTATTGGCTGTGTTACAAATACTAGGGCATATACCGCGCCTGTAGTTATAGTTAAAAAAGTTACAGCTAACACCGCGCCTATGAAGAAGATTAGCCGGGCGTGTATGTCCTCGGGGGCTAATTTTGTACGTTGTCTACTCATTAGGGTTAATTAAGTCCTTTGTACATATGCCCGTTGCTCTGCATTGAGGCGGGTTACACTCTGGCTTTTCCCAGTTTTCATAGTTTTGGCACGGATACCTTACCCAGCCGTCATAGCCACACCCTGCTAAGAGCATTGTAAGTACCAGAGCCCCTAGCAGGGCTCGCACTACTTAGCGCCTACGCCAAACTGTTTTTCGTTGGGCTGTACTGCCTTTACTAACGGCCCAATTAACCCGGCGATAAAGGCGTTAGCCAATACTTTAGGGTCTGTAATACCAGACATATAAAGAGCTGCAACGCTTGCTAGTGCCGCACGTCCATAGCTGTATAAGGCTGCCTCTAATTGCTTTTTATTCATTTGTCTATCCTAAATGCCCCTTAGTTTATTTGGGTAAGTACCCCTACGGTATGAGTACCGCTAGCGGCAACGGCGTATAACGCTTCGTGGTCGCCTACGGGTACAGTTAGTTTATCGCCATTATCTAATTTATAGCCATTACTTGTAGTTACGTTTGGGCCGCCTAAATAAATAGCGCCACCGCCTAGATTATGTAAATTAGCTGTTTGGTCAAAATCTGATTTAGGCACTATTACTACAGCCGCAGTACCTACCACTACTTGCGCGCTAGTCGGCATTTGTTACCCCTAACTTTGAGATTATCTTAGCGGCTTTTTTAGCATTTACACTTACCTCAAAGTGCATTTCATCTTTACGGTTACGGTAATCCCCGCCCCACGTTAGGCCATACTTTTTAGCTAAGGCCCTAATCATTGGCACTTTATCGGCTGGAAACGTACCCACAGCCGCTAGCGGGTGTTTAGTCGCGTTTAGGTCTATTGCTGTACCGCTGCTATGGCAGCTTAGGCGGTCTGTACTGCCGCGCACCATACGGAAAGCATAACCCCACTCATCTAAAGCGCCCTCATCTATTGGCTCTATTAGCGCGTGAAACTCAGCGGCAAAACCTACTAGCAAAGGTGCTACAGCCTCAGCGCATCTAAGTTTTCTATTAGTGCCGGGTACTGCGTAACTCTTTATGCCAATTTCTGCCGGGTCTTTACTGGCAGGCCAGCCGTTATAACTTGTTAGCATAGTAATTTATTTTACCACTTTCCCTCAAGATTATGCTTAGGCGTTCGGCTTGCCTAGATTTAATCCTGCTGGAATTGGCTTACTATATTCCCACTTAGCAATATATTGAATACCATCTCCATCATCTTGCAAGCGAATAGAACCAAAAGCAAATTCAGAATCATCTATTTCCGGATAAGTTTTTTTGATAATTGAATATAAATCCATTTTATGCTCCTAGAAATTGAACTTGTAAGAAATTATATTCTGGTGCAGCAAAACCGCCAAGTGCGTTTAGATTACCGCCAGAATCTTGATAAACTTCTAGTTCAATGTAATCAGTTGCTACTAAATCCAAAATTACGGAAGCGCCCCAACCTACGGAACTGGCATTTCCATTTATGCCCCTATAAGAACCTATGGCTGTCCCATTTTTCTTAAACGCGCCTAGTCTGTCTGAACCTGATGCGTTACCTTGAAAATGCCATTTTGCAGTAATTAAATACTTTCCATTTTTTCCGCTTGGAATTGTAATTCGGCTATTGTTGGTAGAGGTGTCGTGAAAAGTATCGGTATCAAAAACTTCACTATTAAAGTTTAAGGTTGTCCAAGTAGTATTGCTAATAGCCTGGCTTGCATTGTTATAAATAGAAGCGCCTACAAAACCGCCAGCAGCAGGTGCAGCCCATTTAACTTTATAGGGGCTTACTGTTGTATCAGCTGTTAAGACTTGACCGGTGCTACCTATAGGCAAGTTATCATAAGTGCCGCTGCCTGTACCTACTACAATATCACCGCTAGCTGTAATAGTAGTTGCCATATCGTTAGTAATTGTTACCGTACCGCTAGTGCCACCGCCACTAATACCTACACCCGCTGTTACACCCTCTATATCACCTGTTGCGCCGCTAGCTGCCCACGCGCTACCTGTGTAATACCAAAGGCTGTTATTATCTTTAGTAAATGCAAACTGCCCTTCTTGTGGGCTAGTAATAGCTGCATTTCTAGCAGCCTCACTTGCAAAAACTAATACGCCTTGCATTAAATAGCCGTTTACGTCGGCGGCTGTTAAAACCTCACCTGTGGTAAAGGTCTTAAATCCTAAGCCCGCTGCCATTGTTCCCCCTAATAGGCCAATACGCCGGTGTCTAGCACCCCGTATAGGCTTGAGTCTAGTATAAAGCCGTCTATTATCGGCTCTAGTGTGGTTAGTGTCGTTTTCCAGCTGCCGGGCGTAATTGCCATAGATACGCCAAACACCTGTAAAGTCTTAGTTAAAGTAGATGAGCCCGGCTGGTTTGTAGTAATAGTTATAGGGTCAAAAAAATCTAGGTCTAGGGCGGCGATTATGCCGGCATTATAGTTATCTGTGTATAAATCTAGGGTAATGGCATCACATCTAATCGAGGTTTCTTTACGGCTTGCTACATAGGCTTGAGCGTAATCTAGGGCCGCGGCATCTGTTTGCATTAGTAGATTTTGTTGGTTATAGCTATGGGTAAAATACTTATCTATGCTAGCTTGGTCTATCGCTAGCTGTGTAGTACCGCCTGTACGGGTGATGCTAGCCGCGTTAAATACCAACGTATCATCTAAGCGCCATAAAGCATCAAAGTAACCTATATTTGTGCCGTTATCGTTAAACACGGTAGGTGTGCCACCTATGCTAGCTGTAGTAACTTGCCTATCTTGAAATACAAAGCTACCGGTAGCA